GCAGCCACCTCATAAGAAGCATCATAAACAGCTAACGTAACCCATCGTTTTGGAAACAACATTTCCCGACCACGAAAGTCGTTCATGTCTAAGGTTGGGTCTTGTATCAGACCAATCAATTCAACCTTGTTGTCAAATTCACGGAGAAACAGATCATACTTGTCTGCCCGTGTTAATTTGTTATCGATAGCCATTTTTTTTGCGAGTTCACGAATGTTCATCATTCACCTTTATTAACATAGAAAAATCATTATAACATAATTATTGTTAGAGTGCAAGGATTATGTTATGTTTTTAACTTCTTTTGCCGTTTCTGTAAAGTTAAATTTACAATATGAACAGCTCCATCTTTCATTTTAAAATCTAATTTATCTTTGAGTTTCCAACCCATTTCTTCCATCAATTCATCAGGCAATTCAATAATCGCATCACCATTATCACAGATTTCTAAAACTTTACTTTCATACATTTTTGACATTTATATCACACTTTTCCAAAAATGCTATACCCTCGGTTGAACGATAAGTATTACGATAATAAACGGAATTAATTCCGGCCTGGTGTATAATCTTCGCACAATCCAAACAAGGTGCATGAGTCACAAACAATGCAGCACCTTCACTTGAATTGGTGCTGCGAGCAATCTTTGCGATAGCATTTGTTTCTGCATGAAGGACCTCTGGTTTAGTTTTTAATACGATTCTGTGTATCGCACCCTCATATCCTGAGTACAATTCTACAGTTTCGTTTTCACAGTTGTTATCCCAACCTGCGGGCATACCGTTGTAACCAATACCAATGATAGTGTTGTCTTTTACTACAACACAACCAACTTGAAGGCGCTTAGCAGAGGACAACTGAGCATAAACCTCAGCTGCCTTCATATGTGCATCAATATATTTTTCTTTCATACTTCAATTGTTTTCAATTTAAATTTATCAGCCCGATCTTCATAACCAATATATCCACGAGGATTACAAACAATCCTAGTCTCACCCACAACATAATCGAAAGTTTCATGTGTATGGCCATGAGTCCATAATTTTATTTGTGGATGATCTTCAATGAAGAAATCTAATGATGAACTGTAACCACCATTCATCAAAGTTTCATATTGATATTTTGGATGTGTAGAGAGTTTTGATGGTGCATGATGACCAACAACAACAAACTTTTGGTCATTTTTACCTTCAACAACATGGCGAATGTAATCAACCATTTTCTTATGGTCTTCCACAGCATCTTCAGGTGAAAACTTAGCCACACGCTCACGGAAATTACCCTCAGCATCACGGAATGAAACTTTTTTATTACTATTTTGCACACAACGAAAATCATTCATCATTCTACCTATAGAATGTAATGTCATAGGATCTTCATTGTTCATATCTGTCCACAAAGTTCCAGCAATAAAAGTAACACCTTCAAGTGTAACTTTTTCTTTATCTAAGACGTACAGATTTTGTAGGTAATGGAGATTGTATTTCAAATCTCTCATGGTGTCTCTGAAATCACCATGATAATGTTCATGGTTGCCGGCAATGTAGATCACATGCTTAAATTCATCAGAGCAGTTCTTAAAAAAATCGTGAATTGATTCTGATTTGCTCATAGGTGAGCCAAGCTCTAGTAAGTCCTTAGCAACACAGATATCACCTGATAGCACAAGCACATCAGCGTTATCCGTATTTCTAAGAATTATACCACCAAATTCAAGATGTAGATCGGAACAAACTGCGATTTTCATAATATATCCTCACAATACTACCATTATAACACAATGGCATAAAGAATACGGCAATCATTTTACAATATTAAATGCCGCTTTATTAACTAAAAAGGTTCGTTGTGGATTATCTTCTGAATAAACCTTAATGAAAGCCTTTTCTTCAACTAATGTAACATCATCCATATTTTTACAATATACCACATCTCCGGTATAAATGTTTTTCAGTTTCGTAGGTTTCATAACAAAAATCCATATTAATACATTTGTTCTGGTTTTTTACCAATGTTATACTTTGTAACCAATTCCCATTCATGTTTTTCTTTGAATGATATAATTTTAATCTGATGCAATGGTGCTATATTGTCAATCATAATTTGTGGGTTCAATATAGTTACCAAACCCCATTCTTCTAACAATTTAGCAATAGCATTCCGTCTTTGAATATCATTTTCAGATATGTTAGAAGGTTTGCCATCTAATGCGAACAATTCTTTAAAGTGTACAATGAAATATTGGCCTTGCTTATGAAGAATGTGGCAAGATTGATACAACACCTTTTCTTTGCGTGATGATACACCAATCCGGGTCAATGTTTCACGAACCTTCAAAAAATCATCTTGCTCGTTGAGATTTACTTCAACAAACTTTTTTAAATCTACCATGATGTTTATCCACCTGTATTGGTTTTTTCTTTTAATAGTTGGATTTGTTCATCACTTAGTAGGCGTAAAGCTTCAATAGCTTTGGAATCTGACAGGCCATAGGCCAGTTTGACACATTCTATATTTTCACTTTTTTCAGATTTAACCCACTTTGCGAAAGGTCTTTTTCTAGACCTTACGGTATTTATCAAAAAATCATTTTGAAGTTTTTTGTCTAGGAAATGCCTGCGGTTCATCTCATTTGCATACATTATACAGTCGGAATGATAAGATAACGACCGATTAACAAGAAAAGGTATATAGTCTTTTTCTGTTAAATCATCAACAATCATTTGCTTCTTGTTCTGAAGAATGGCATTTACATAATCAAATGGATTACTCATGTCAACATCCTGATTAAACCAACGGTATCAATCGTTGTTAACAGGATATAGTTAGCCAACATGCCAAATGATTTCCTGCTAAAAGAAGCCCAAGCATACAAAGAACAACCAAATATCCAAATAGGATAAAGGTGAAGTAACGGAGGATTTGGAACAGTGAGGGCCATTGTGATTGAGCATCCGATAGATATAGCCCAAGCCAAAAGCTCAATAATAAACCTAAAACGATAAGAATTAAAATCATTTTTAATCCATGCAAATATATTGAAAATTATGGTGTTCATTTAAATTCACACCCAACCATGATTTCCGTAAGACAAGCCACAGTATTTATCTCAGTATCAGCTACAAATGCCTGTTTGTACTGATAATCAGCCAAAATAATTACCGCTTGTGGAATACTTTGTGGCTTTAAAACATCATATAGGTTATCATAAATTTTACGGAAGAATGTTGTTGCATCAATATCATTACTTGCAACCCATTTACGAATAGCACCAAAGTCTTTATCTTTGATGTATTTGATAATATCACCTAGTGATACTTCCACTATATGTGAAAGGATGCCTCCATCAATTTTACCAAACTGTGAGTACCGTTGCAACTCATTAATCACACGGCGAAAGTCTGGGAAGTGTTTCTTAATTAACTCAACAATGACCTTATCATCATATTCAATTTTTTCACTCTGTAGGATAGATTGAATTCTTTTGAAAAATTGGCCAGCCATCTGCGTTTTTTCGTTGTTCTTTAGTGTAAAGTCAACGACAGCACAGCGACTGTGTAGAGGGTCGATTAGTTTGTTTTTGTAGTTGCAGGTGAAGATAAAGGAACAATTTGAAGCGAATTCTTCAATTGCATTACGAAATGCTGCTTGAGCATTTGGTGATAGATAGTCAGCTTCATCAATAATAATGACTTTGCGACCACCCGATAAAGACATAGACGATGCATAATTGGTGATTTTGTATCTAACAACATCAACGCCATTTTCATCTGACCCGTTGATGATCATATAATCACAACCAATCTCCTCACACATGGCTTTAGCAACTGTAGTTTTACCTACTCCTGCACCGCCAGATAGAAGAAGATTGGGAATGTTGTTTTGATTAACATATTCCTGAAACGGTGTTTTTAACCGATCAGGAAGAATACACTCAGCAATAGTTTTAGGACGGTATTTCTCCGTAAATAATAAGTGTTCTAACATTCACAAGCCTCATAATATAAAATAATAATTTAATCACTTCAACTTAACCGAGCAACAACTTCAAGATAAGGTTCTTCTACAGTCCATGTATTGTTGCCAATGCCATAGATTGCGGTCACCTTATCACCTTCTTCGTTTTCAATTACAAAAACACTAATGACATGATCAGGGTTAATTGCGATTGAATCAGAGGCATTACCTTTAAAGCTGTTTGTAAAATAAACTAACATATTAAGCCTTAGTGAAAGTAGAACCAGCTTCTGTTGAAATGAAATATTGTAACTGAACTGTTTTGTGTTTAAAGTTAGAAATTCCTTTTGTAGAAATTTGAACATCATATCCACCGTTCAATAACTTGGTAAGATTTTCCGTTTTAAATACGAAGCGAAACTTATCACCATTACCTTCAGCAACTTCAAGAGCATCTGTGTGAGCAGCATCATCTTTTATATCAAATGCTGACATAACAATTTTGATGCCATCAGATTCAACCGAGATATGTGGTGAACCAAGAACGCCAGCAGATTTTAGAATCCATTCAAAATCTTCTTCACTAAAGGAAAAAGAAACTTCAGGATCAGGCATCAACAATCCTTTTTCAGGTGGTGTATTAATCGTGTTAGCTGCAGCAAAGCGATATTTGATTTTACTACGACCTTTGTTGCCGACAATACTAATATCTTTATCACCAAACTCTAGTGTTGGTGAATCTTTGTGTAAAGAAATCGCAGACAAGAAAGTATTTAGATTATAGATACCAAACTCAGTCGGAATATCTTCATTGATTGTTACTTGAGCAAAAATGTTTTTGCCTGAAGAAATAGTTTTTAAAACTTTTCCTTTTTTAAAGAGCAGCCCATCATTAATTGCACCAAAGTTTTTTAGAACATTGATTGTATCGGTTGATAACTTCATAATATACTCCACATTAAAATAATAATATCATTATACTACATCATTTTATGAATTGCAATACTCTCTCTACTTCTTTACCTAAATCTTGAATACTGCCATTGTTGGCAATCGTATAATTGAATTCACAACCAACCCAATCCCATTCTGATTTATGAATATGTTCAAATTGCATGAACTTGGTTCTTTCAGTTTCCGATTGTATTTTTTCAAGATTGACATACCAATTTGGATCTTCACCTCTTTTAACACGAATAACTATGCCACCATTGTCTTGGATATATTGTATTTCATTATTGAACCTAACATCAGTAACAACAACATCTTTACCTTTTGCACGATTCAATAATGAAATGACCCAAACATCTTTGTGAAATACATCACGACCAGCTTCTGTGCCCATTAATTGAAGAGCTTCACGAGGAGTAAATTGGCGACCAAATTTTTCACTCCAGTAATTATCAGGTTCTTCACGCCATTTTCTAGAAACTTCGGTGTCACCTTCAAGCAGTTCTCTAGGCCATCCAAACATAACAGAACAAGCATCTTTAAGTGGTTTGGCGAAACTGTCTTTGATAAATCCTTTTTGTTCAAGGATATCACC